CCTAGACTTTAGCGACCTCAACCATTTTAGTAACTCTACGTCGATTATTGCAAGCTTCGGCTTTACGCAAGCCAACGGCTATAAATACGTCTTACCTTACGACACGGACGCCCTTTATAACGTCCGTCAAATTAAACCCGCTATTTACGCGAAGACTTATTTCGACCGCATCTTTGCCAACGCAGGTTTTACCTACACGTGGACGGACTTACAAAACGCTAGGTTCGATAAATTGCTAATTCCTTACAACGGCGACGAAAACCAAATTGACTGGACGGACTACAAAGTTCTTGCAGAAAACACTTACACAACTACCAATGCGCAACCTGCAACGGGTTCATTTATTCCGTTTTGGGAACAACTAGACAACTGGACTGAAATCTTAGACACGCAAGGTATCTTTGACCCAGTAACGGGCGAGTACACCGCACCGACGGACGTAGACCCAACGGCTTCGCAGTCTTACGAATTTAAATTTAATATTACCTACAATATTGTTTTTAACAACACGGGGGCAAACCCAGTAAGGCCTGTTTTTTATAATACAACTCTAGGGGCTTACGCGCCAATACCGCGCTATTTTTACCCATACCTAAGAGCCACAAACATTACGGGCAGCATAGCCAATTTAACGCCTATTTTAATAGATAGCTACATACCTAGCGGCACAACAATTTACGGCGCTTATGCAAACGTAGGTGTAACAACGCCTAGCGGTTATATTACGGCGGGCGACCTTCTAAAGATTAGAGCGGGTATTTCGTCACAAATGCAAAATAACCTACATTATTGGCAAACTGCTGGGGGTGTAAATACGCGTGTAGACATCAATATAGACATTACGGATATTAAACTAGAAATAATCCCGAATAGTAACACCCAACCAATAGGCGGGTTCGTTACCATGAACCAATACGTTCCCGTAAAGATTAAGCAAAGCGACTTTGTTAAGTCCGTCTTTCAAATGTATAACCTATTTGTTGACGTAGACCCGAACCAACCTAACAACATAATCTTAACGCACCGCGACGAATATTACGACAACGGCGCGCAGAAAGACTGGACTTATAAACTCGCAAAAGACCGCGAACAAAACTTAGAGTTCCTACCCGACGTTTCAAACAAGCGCCTTATCTTAACCTACAAACAAGATAACGACACGCCGAACACGTTGTATTTTGAAGCTACCCGCGAAATATACGGACAACAAGAATACATTTTTAACTCGGAATACGTTAAAGACGTAGACACGAAAGAACTAATCTTTAGCCCTACGCCAATAGCCCAAACGACATTCGGTGCGGTTGTGCCAATGATTGACGGACAAGCCCCAAAGACGAACATAAGAATACTTTACGACGGCGGCGAACAACCTTGTGGATCTTACGACATAATAGACGGGGGGGTAACGGGTACTTACGGGGTAACTACTTACCCAGCTATTACACATTTTGACAACGCGCTAACGCCTAGCTTTGACATTAACTTCGGAACGTGTGACTTCTACTATTACAACCCTCAAACGTTAACCAATAACACGCTTTATAACCTGTACTGGCGTCGTACTATTAACCAAATTAACGAGGGTAAAATGTTAACCGCGTTTTTCAAGTTGACAGAAAACGACATTCACGGCTTAAAGCTTAGCGACAAAATCCGAATTGATAATTCTTGGTGGAATATTAACCGAGTAATTGATTACAACGCAAACACGGAAGGCTTAACAAAGGTAGAACTTATAAGCGCGGATAGCGAACTAGAATTAGCGCCTTTCATTTCAAACACGGGCAACCCTACGCCTAGCCCAACGACTGAGGCGGCGTTAGATTCCGTTCTTAGGTCGTCTACTATTTCGGGTAACGTAATTCTTGAAGGCGCGCAGGTTTCGGTTTACGGACGCGGTAACACCATAGCGCAAGGCGTTCGAGGTATTGTAATCGGCAACGGACAAACTCTAGACGAAGACGGAATAATTACGCCTAGAATAAACGGCGCAGCGGCTCAAACTTCTACTTACGTGGCTAACCTTACCCAAGTAGGAACTAACGCCCCTACGGCTATTGAATTAAGCAATAACATAGGCCCAGTAACTTGGACTCGAACTTTACAAGGCCAATACTTAGGAACGCCTACAAGCCCTTTCGAGGCTTTGTATACTTTTGTAATGATTAATAGTAACGAGCATGACCACTTATGTAGCGCCTTTATAAACACGGACGGGGACATAGTCGTAAAAACTACAAACACCCAGAACCATCAACATAACGACGACATACTAAACAACACAACCCTAGAAATAAGAATTTACTAGCCTTAATATTGTTATGAACGAAGTACAAATTCCTTTAAAACTTACAGGTATTGGCTCAATGAAAGCCGAGCTACGAAGCCTAAAAGCTGAAATAGCCGCCGCCACCGACCCGAAACAAATGGAAATGCTCGCCCAAAAAGCGGGTGAACTTTCCGACCGAATAAAAGACGCAAACGACGCGGTTAATGTCTTTGCTTCAGGGTCTAAGTTCGAACAAATTAGCAACTCATTTGGCGGAATTCGAGACTCTTTGATGTCTTTAGACTTCGAAGAAGCAAGCCAAAAGTCGCAAGTCTTCGCGAACAACTTAGGCAAGATTGGTAAAGCGGACATTTCTACGGCAATTAAAGGCATTACAGGGACTATTAAAACACTCGGCGGGGCTTTCGTTAAGCTAGGCGTTCAAATACTCGCAAATCCAATATTTCTACTTGCCGCCGTTATTGTGGCCATAGTTGTGGCAATTGGTTCGTTCCTAAAAAAGATAGGGGTACTCGATAAAATTTTCAACGCTATTAACGCAGCGCTTAAGCCATTGATCGAAGGATTTAAACAACTTACGGAATGGTTGGGATTAAGTACGGCTGCATCGGATGACGCGGCGGAAAAGGTCAAAGCGAATAACGAAAAAATAATAGCTTCGTCTAAAGAAAGGGCCGAAGAACAAAGCAAAGGAATAGAACAAGAAATTCAGCTTGCACAATCCTTAGGAAAAGAAACGACGGACTTAGAAATTGAAAAGACGAAAGTAACCGAACGTGAAGCTAAAAAACGTTTAAAACAAACCGAAAAAGACCTCAAAGAATTGGGGGACAAGCGCGGTACTTTAGCCGAGCAAGAAAGAGCCAGACTTAAGAAACAACTTAAAGACGAAAACGCGCTAATAAAACAAGCGCAAATAGACCGCAAAGTTATTATAAATAAAGCCGCAAAAGAAGAAGCGGACGCGGCAAAAGCGCAAGCGGAAAAAGACGCAGAAGCGGCAAAGTCTAGAGCCGAAGCAGCGGCTAAAGCGTACAAAGAAGGCAAAACGGCTATTCAAAAAGAAATAGCAGCGGCTAATAAATTAGTCTCCGACTCAGGTAAAACACAACAACAAAAAGAAGTAGACGACGCAACGGCAAAATACGACGCGCTAATTAAAGAAGCTAAGAAATATAAGCAAGATACAACGGCCTTAGAAACGGCTAAAAATATTGAGGTTGCCGCAATCAATAAAACGTTTGCCGACCAAGAACTTGCTAGACAAAAAGAAGTGCAAAAAGGAATAAGCGACTTCTTAACTTCGGAAGCTTTGAGACAAGAAGCCATAGAAGAACAAATTTACCAAGCTGGCCTAAGCGACCAACAACGTGAACTCGAAGCGAATAAATACCACTACGAAAACTTAATAGCCGAAGCCGAAAGGTATGGTGTTGACGCAACTACATTGCTTCAAGAACAAAAAGAAAAAGAAGAAGAAATCAACAAAAGGTTTAGAGAAAAAGAAAAGCAAGATGCGCTAGACGCAATCGAACAAGCTAAGCAAGTACGAGACGCTAGAATACAAGCAATTGGGGACTACGCACAAAGCGCCCTTAACTTGACAAGCTTAGTAGTAAAAGACCAAAAGAAACTCGAACAAATAAATAAGGCCAGCGCTTTAATTCAAATAGGCATCGACACGGCTAAGGCTATTTCAGGACTTGTAGCAGCTTCACAACAAAACGTTTTAAACGGCGTTACGGGTGGCTTAGCGGGTGCGGCTCAGTTTGCTAGCGGTATCTTACAAATTACCACGAACATGGTTAAGGCTAAGCAATTACTTAGCAACCCTAGCGGGTCGGTTTCAGGATCTAGCAATACTTCGTCTTCGGATAGTTCTACAAGCGCCACGTCAATAGTACCGCAGGTTAACCTATTCGGTCAAGGCAACGACTTAAACACGGCGGGACAACTTAAAAGCGTAAACGCTACGCCTAGTTTTGTAGTTCAAGCGGTTGTAAGCGAAACGGACATAACAAACACGCAAAGTAAAATCAATAAAATAAAACAAGGTTCGGAATTATGACAAGTTATCAAGCACTTATAAACGAAATAACAACGTTTTACGACAACCATATTCAAGTTAAAAAGGTAGGGTCGGACTTCAAAGAACAAATGTTCAACTTCGCTACAAAGGACGAAAAATACCCGATTGTTTACATAGTCCCTGTAACGGCGTTAGCCACCGAAAACACGAACGACTTTGTCCTAGAAATTTATTGTTTCGACATTATCCAAAAAGACCGCGCGAATATTAACGTAATTCTAAGCGACTGCCAACAGATTTTATACGACTTGTATACGTACTTCATAAACTCAAACAACTATTCTTTTGATCTAGTAGACACCCCTACTTTTGAGCCGTTAAACAACGACTTACTAGACTATGCAGCGGGTTGGGTAATGACTGCAACCTACGCCGTAAACAACTGGACAGACTGCGCCGTACCACTTAAACAAGAACCAAATTAATTTTAATATTGTTATGAACCTAACGCAGAAAATTAGCCAAATGACGCCCAAAGGGGCGGACTTAGACGCTACGGATTTAATAGAAGTTTCAACAATTGTAGGCGGTTCTTACGTTACTAAGTCAATTACTGGACAAGAACTCATTGATGCGATACCGCTACCGCCAACGGGCTTAACAGTCGGCACTACACCGATATCTTCGGGTACAATAGGACGTGTATTGTTTCAAGGTACGGGGAATGTGTTGCAGCAGAGTTCGTCTTTATTTTGGGATGGAACTAACAACCGCTTGGGGATTGGGACAAGTACGCCTGATACAAACAAATTTTTAGACATTTTATATAATGTCGCTACGGTTGGTGGCGCAGGCGTAGGTATTAGAAATTCAAATAGTACGGGTTACACAGAATTAGTATTTGATAACAACACAACGCCAACGGGTTTTGGAGCATTTGTTTTTGGTTATGGAGGTACAGGTTCAGGGCTTCCCGATACTGCGTATTTTTTTCAAAGACGAAATGCGCCTCTTATTTTTGGGACTAATGGCTCAACTCGAATGCAAATACACGGAAACGGGAACATCGGCATAAACACAACAACCGATGCAGGCTTCCGTTTAGACGTCAATGGTACTGCGAGGGTGAGTGGGGCTACGACTATGGGTAGTCAATTAACTATCCGTTATGCTTCACCTCAATTAACAATTTCGAACGCAGCTTCAAGCAATAAAAATTGGTCGCTGATAATGTCAGGCAATGACTTATACATCCGAGAAGATGGTATAGGTTTCCCTTTTCAATTTAAACCGGGAGGAAATATAATAGCAAATCAAAACGGAGGTAATTTTCTAATAAACACCACCACAGACGCAGGCTTTAGACTTGACGTTAACGGGACTGCGAGGGTTGCTGAAACTATAACATCAAATATATCAAGTGCAAATTGGGATACAGGCACATATAATATTTTAAATATTCAAAGGAATGGCTCAACAAGAGCTACATTTAAAACTAACGGGGTATTTAGCTGGAATTCTGGAACTGACTTTGTTCTTGATAGTGGAGCAGGTTCGGCAAGAACTGTTTTATCAAGTGTAAGTGCTGAAATTCTCGCAGTAGCTAATCAAGCTGGAATTGATTATAATACTCGTTTAAGACAAACATCTGGAAAAATAGCAGTTCGTGTTTTAGGAATTGCGGGAACTACTCAAAACTTATTTGAAGTATTAACGGGGGCAAGTGCCAATGTATTCCAAATAAAATCAGATGGAAAAATCAATATGTCTGCACTACCAACTTCAAGTGCAGGTCTATCAGCAGGAGACCTATGGAATGACGGAGGAACATTAAAAATAGTTTAATAAATAAAAATATGAAAACACAACCAACACAAGGAGTAGCAATCGAGCCGATTGTATACCCACTAAACGCAGGAACGGCAACGCAAATGTCCGTCTTAATTCTTAACTTTACAACCGAAGCAACCACTTGCACAACGTACTGGCAGTTGCTAACGGCAGACGGACTCCAACTTTCGCAAGGTAACTACACATTGACCGAGGAAGAGTTCGCTGCTTGGGGGCAAGATAACAACTACGTTAACCAAGTCGTTGCTGCCGCTATTGGCGTAACTTTAATTTAAGACGTATGATTAATCTAAGCGAAGAAAACGTAAAAGAACTAGAGGCCTACATTCAAGAAATGCCCGTAAAATACGGATTGCCTTTATTGCAGTATTTACAAAAGCTAGCGCAAGAACAAAACCCGAACGAAGAAAATGGCGTACAAGAATAACGGCATATTTAACATTAAGTACAAAACACGTAACAAGATCGCTAAGACTTTGAAGCGTGTTATTGCGTCCGAAGCCCTAATCGACACGGGGGCTTTGTACGACTCTATTCGTATTAACGCCCAAATCCCCGCGCTAGGTGAACTCGAAATACAAATTCTAGCAATGTACTATTTTGGGTTCTTAAACAATGGTACTGTGAATATGGCAGCTTTTGACTTATGCGCAAAGCTTACCGAAGAACTAAACGCCAACGGAACGACCGCCGAGATATTCGAGCAATACACGGAATGGATGACACAACGTTACCCAATCTTACAAGTAGCTACAATCTTAGGGGAAAAGCGCAGTATTATTTACACGTTCGAGCCAATAGGCGGGGAGTTCAACGCGGCGTTAACCTTTAGGGGTTTCTAAGTAGCCCATTTCCTTACGCATCGATAACATATTAAAGACAAAGATTAAGGGCAGTTCACCGACTGCCTTTATTTTTGTTAGGTCACCTTCGCAAAGGTCAAACAAAAGACTTTCCCACCCCCACTTCTTAGACTTCTTGGCTTGTTCTTGGGCCTTTAAACTTTCCTTGTATTCTTCGAGGCTATCAAATTCTTTAACGTCTAAGGGTTCGTCGTCTTCGTCGTCGTCTTGATTAAATAAGTTTTCGTATTTCTTTAGAAAGTCGTCGCGCCACTTTAAGAACTCAGGAATAAGCCCGTAAACTTGCGTAATATTTAGGTCGTCGAACTTATCGAACACGTCAAACGGGTTAAATATGTAGGGTTCAAATTCAATGTTACCCCAGTTATCCTTATTAATGCGCCTGTAAAACACGGACACAATATGCGAAATATGCTTCAAGTAGTCGTTTGTCAAGAAATAGTTAAGATCTATAAACTCGTCTAGCGTAAGCTTCTTAAACGGCTTTAAAATGTACGTGTCGCCGTCTATTATAACTTCGTTTGCGTGGGCCTTTTTAGGCTCGCTAAGAACCCATTTAACGGACTTGAATAGTTCGCCTATTTCGTCTAAAGAAAGTTCTTCTAGTTCGTCGCTAGGCACGTCTAAAAGGATTGCAAGCGTTTCTAGTTGCGTATTAAAAAACCCTTCGGAGTCTTTGAGTTCCCGAAGTTCTTTAAATTGGTACAACTTAACCTCATGCCACCCCTTCGGTACTTTCATTTAAGCTTTCGACTTGTTTGTTAATTGTTTCGGCAATAGCTACTAGGTAAGGCACGGCTACTTCGGCTGGCATTTCACGAATGATTTTAGACTTTAGTTTAATGTGTGCGTCTGTGTAGTGTTCGGTTTTGCTTAAGTCCGTTCTTTTAAAGATAACCGCCAACGCTTCGGAAATAAACCCTTTGTGTTTGTGCGCTAAAATCTTTTCAATGTGTTTCGTGTCTTTAGCCGTAAGCTTAAAGTCTTGGTCGTAGGCTTGATAAGTATAGCCGTCGTTTTCAAAACGCTTTAATAAGATACCTTCGGGGGTTTTCGCCGTGTTAAAAAGACGTATTGCTTCTTTAAAATCTTCAAACTCCATGTCTTCGGCCTCAGGAACGCCCATATACTTAAACACCTCTAGATGTTTTTCGACGTTGTCTAGCTTTTGATTAGCGTGGATTTCCGTAATGTCTTCGAACTGCTGAATAGTTAACTCGTTTAACTCGTTCGGAATGTCTTTGTTACAAATTGTTACCATAGTTTTTTTTGAACAAATATAAGGGTTTTTTAATATGGTTATGGTAAACGACTTACCCATTTACAAAATAACAATCGACCCCGAATACTCCGACGGCGAAGACTTAGGCATTGAACAAATAGCCTTTACTTCAAATCCAGCTATAAAAGTTAAGGGCATGGCCTTTGCAAACGTTACAAAACGTTTCTTTAGCGACGAACTTAAATACCGAGTAACCGCGCCCGCAATGATCCCTATGGAAATTTACAGACGCGACGACGAAGCGGGCGAATACTACGTGCAGTTCGAAGAACAAACCATCGAGCAAATCTACGTTAAGTTTATGCGCGACCTACAAAATAGGAACGTGTTTAACTTAGAGCATGACCCTAGTAAAGAAGTTCCCGCTTACATTCTTGAAGCGTGGATAGTCGAAAACCCTACCCAAGACAAAGCGCTTACAACCTACGGGATAGAAGTTCCTAAAGGTACTTTAATGTTAACGGCTCAAATTACCGATGCCGAGTATTACAACAAGCTAGTTAAAGACGAACAATTAGGGTTTTCAATCGAGGGCTTTTTGGGTATGAAATTAAGTAACCAATTAACTAAATATAATATGAATTTCCCAGACGGAGAACACCTCATTGAAGGTAAAATCTACGTAGTTAAGGACGGCCAAGTAGTCGAAATTAAAGAAGTAGAAAAAGAAGAAGTCGAAATGGCCGCCGAAGAAGTCGTAGAAGAAACGACCGAAGAAGTAGCTATGGAGGACACAAGCGTAACCGAAGAAGAAGTAGTCGAAGAAGAAGTAGAAACCGAAATGGCAGTAGACCCAACGGCAGACGCTGAAGCAATCTTAGCTATTGTAACACCTTTTATCGAAGAACGCGAGCGTGCATTAATCGGCATGATTGCAGACCTTAAAAACCAAATCGAAGAACTCGGCGTGGCTAAAGAAGAAATCGAAGACGAAATGGAAATGGCAAAAGAAACAAAAATGTCGGCTTTCGATAAATTTAAAGCGTTCCGCGCATCAAACAAGTAAATAAAAACCAAACAATAAAAACCAAAAACAATGATTAGAAACCTAAAATTTGACTTGGACGTAGACACAAACGCGTTGTTATGTCCTAACCCAGATGAGTTTTACTCTAAAGCTTATTTAACAGAAGACATCGCGGACAACTACCGCACTTTGCCAGGCATCAAAAGTGCCACTAAATTGGCTAACGTTACTTTCGGTAACATCCTTGCGCCGTCTACATGCAACTTCAGCGCCCCTACAGACAACCTCGACGCAGTAGACATCGACGTTTGTGCGCTTTCTGCAATGGCACAAATCTGCCAATTCGACCTCGAGCAGTCTTTCTTAGCTTTGCAAATGTCTCAAGGTTCAAACGGCGACTTTACAGTTGCTTCTTTCATGTCTTACTACTGGACTGAAATGGCTGCTCGTATCGGTAACGACCTCGAATTAGTTCGTTGGCAAGGTGACACTACAAGCGAAGACCCAGTTCTTTCTTTGTGTGACGGCTACTTAAAAAGATTGTGCGCAGACACAGCAGTAAACGGCCTTTACTCAGGTGCTATTGATAGTTCAAACGTATTGGCTCGCATGACTGCGGTTCTTCAGGCTTCACCTGCTGCCGTTCAAGCTAAGCGCGCTGACCTTCGTTTGTTCGTTTCTAGCGACGTTTTCGTAAACTACCAAATTGCCGCCGCTTCAGGTAACACTTTGACTTACGTTACCGCACCGCTTGCACCTACTTTCTTAGGTATCAAAATCGTTCTTGCTGAGGGTATGCCAGTTAACACTATGGTTCTTGCTCTTAAGACAGACCTTATCTACGCATTCGACGCTGAAGGTGACTCTAAAGCATTGAAAGCGGTTAACCTTTCTGACTCAGTAGCTGAGCCTTACATTCGTACACGTGCGAACTTGAAAGCTGGTTTTCATTATACTAACCCTTCACAAATTGTTGTTTACAACGTTTGTTTTGACTAGTATTTAACCAACAATTAAAACATACGGGGCGGCCATAAAACGCCGCCCTTTTTTATAACCTTAAAAATTTTATACGATGTCATGTAGTACACTCGAGGAGATCCTCAAATCATGCGACAATAATAGCGGGGGAATTTACACCCTATTAATTAACCAACAAGATAACATTACGGGAATTACAACCAACGAGACAGGAACTAACTGGGAAGTTACCGCAATTACCCACACTGCGCCTTACGTTGCTTTGGAGTTCAAACGTAATACGGGAAGCTTTACCGAAGACGGAACTATTGACCTAGTGAATGGTTCTTCTTACGTTACTCAAACTATTAACTTAATGTTTCACCGACGCGACCAAGAAAAAAGCCGCGCAATCAAAGTTCTTGGCGCTGGACAACAATACTTGAACGCCGTTGTTGGTGACGCAAACGGAAAATATTGGTACTTCCCTTACTTACAAGTAAGCGCTTACGGCGAAGGTTCTGGGGTTACCCGTGCAGATGGCAGTAAGTATTCACTTACGCTTTTGGCTGAAAATGAGACGCTCGCATATGAGGTCGATCCAGCTATTATTGCGGGCTTACTCGTTTAATTTTCTTGCAACCAAACCTAGTAGACCCCCTCTTAGTAGGGGGTTTTCTATTTGAACAAGTCCCAAATAAAATTTAATATTGTTATGATTTACATTGAAAAAGGGGAAATAAATACGTTTGCTTTAACCTTAAACGAGGTTACTACAATAGTAGACCCTTTTTACTTGTTCGTCTTTGAGGGCGAATTTAACACGGCTAGCGAACCTATTCTTTGGGCGGGCTTAGATACGTCAAACTTTCCGACTAGATACAACCTATTTACTTTAGAAGAAGGCGTAGACCTAGAACTCATAAGAGGGCAATACACTTATTCAGTTTACGAAAGCCCCGTGCAAATAATTGTAGACGAAAACACAACAACAAACGGACTTAATTTAATAGAAACGGGGCGCTTAGTAGTTGCGGGCGGTTCAATTTCTAGTATATACGACTAATAAAATGGGAATATTCGACAGATTTAGACAACAAAAACCCGAAGTAGTAGAAGGCTACCAAAGCTTCTCGACTCCTTTTGGTAAAATCGGACGCGGTGACTTGTCGTTACCTTACGTAAACGGACGTTACCAAATTGCTGGCTATGTGCCATTTGGGCAGGACAACCTTTTTCCCGAAACCCTTAACCAACTTTATTACACGTCGCCTTTACATGGGGCAATCGTAGACTTTAAAGTTAACGCAACTATCGGCGCGGGCTACGAATTAAAGACGGACAAGCTTACACCGCAAGAACTTCTAGACCTTTACACTTGGGAAAAGAAAATGAAGTTGGCTAAAGCGGTTAAAGCCGTTACAAAACAACTAGTAATGCACAACCGCGTTTATTTTAAGTTGCACTTTGACGAAAAAGGTAAGCTTCATAAAATCGAAAACGTAAGCCCCGAAAAAGTCCGCATTAACAATACGAAAACTTGTTACTATTTGTGCGACGACTGGGCCTCTAGAATAGACGTAGAACAAGTAAAGCCTTACCACCCGCTAAACACGGACAAATGTCAGCTTTATAGCTACGAATTACCTAGCATCGGGCAAGATTACTACTCATTACCGCAGTACACTTCGGCCCTTAACTTCGCTTTTCTTTCGGGCGAACTTTCGTACTTCGCAAAGTCGAACATTCAAAATAGTATTTTCCCTGCTTTTGCTATGATGTTCCCTAAGCGTCCGCAAAGCGAAGAAGAAAAGAAAGTATTACGCGACACAATCGACCGCATGAAAGGAGCTGCCAACGCTGGTAAAGGCGTGGCGTTCTTTGCTAACTCTGCGGATCAATTACCGAAAATCGAAAGCATCCCTACAAACCAAAACGACAAACTATTTCAAGAAGCTAGCGGTTTAAACACCGAGCAAATTTGCTTTGCCCATACAATCGACCCTATTTTATTAGGCGTTCGCACGTCGGGTTCTTTGGGTAATGGTTCGGACATTAAACAAGCCTACATTATTTTCGAAAAGAACGTCGTTATTCCGTTGCGTGAAATGGTTACCGAAATCTTTCAAGAACTCTTAAATATTTCTAGACTAAAGGCCGACTTTACAATTAAGAATTTCCAAATAATTAACGACGCAATTGTAGAACGCGACGAAAAGACGTCTTACATTATTGACTCGTTAAACGCCTTAGAACCTAGCCTAGCGCAAAAGGTAATTGAACAAATGACACCTAACGAAATAAGGGCCTTAGCTGGCTTACCACCTTTAGAAATTCCCGCGCAATGATTTACTTTATAACCGAAACTTACCTAAAGACGAACACGCCTATTACGGCTAACGTAGACGTTACCGACGTAACTCCATACATTGCTACACAAAGCGACCTTAGAGTTCAACCAATTCTCGGCACTACGTTCTATAAGTACATGTTAAACGCCTACAATACGCAGATTTTAACTAACGACGAAGAAACGTTGGTGGAGTTTATTCAACCCGTCGTCGCCTGGCGTAGTGCTGAGGATGCCGTCTTTGGTTTGTCTTACCAACTTAAAAACAAAGGTATTCAAACGCAATTTGGTGACTACTCAGGCAGCGTTTCACGTGCTGAGGTGGCGTTTTCAATGGAGCATTACGCACAAAAAGCCAGCTTCTACGAACAACGTTTGATTAAATACCTACTAGCTAATAAAAACCTTTACCCGCAGTTTACTAGTTTGACAAATAAAGACACGGATTTGCGCCCACAAATTGAAGCGTGCGACTGCGTAGGGACTTGCTGGGGACGTTGCGGACAACGTTACAACGACAACGGATATAATAATTCTGTAATGGTTTTCTAATGACTGAGTTCGTTACTATTGTAAAAAAATACGGCGTTACGGGTGTTTTATGCCTATGGTTGTGGCACACGGACAACCGACTTAACAAGGTCGAGACGGCCCTTTACGACTGCTACAAAACCCAAACTTTCCGACAAGCTACGAAAACACGAATAGACCTACCCGTTCAATTACTTGCAGTCTTACCAAATGATAAAAGAACTAATAAACGAAACTCTAAAGCCTAACGGCAAATGGTCTATAAAAAGGCTATCCGCTTTTACGTCGTTCTGGATCGCGGTTCTTTACGCCTTGCTTCCGTTATTCAAGCCGTTTAAAGTTCACGAATTTGTATTTGTCGGGCTATTAACTTATTCGGCTACCGCAATAGGTTTAACTGTATGGAGTAAAAAAATAGACAAATGATAACAACTGCTCAAGCCTTAGCAAAATACGGACAACCTAACGAAACAGGAACGTACCTAACTACTATTAAACTACCCTACCCAATGCGCATAGCTTGGGACACTAAGACAATGGTAACAAAGATGCGTTGCCATAAACTTGTCGCAGATGCGTTTTTAAACGTGTTTAACGAACTTTTAGAGGTCTACGGGTATCAACGCCTTGTCGAACTCGGAATAGACCTTTACGGGGGTTGTTTTAACTTTCGTAAAATGCGAGGCGGTACGTCTTGGAGTAAGCACGCGTGGGGTATTGCAATCGATTTAGACCCTGCACGTAATACTCTGAAAGAAACTTCTAAGACTGCGCGCTTTGCACGTCCTGAGTATAAGCAAATGATTGACATTTTCTATAAACACGGATTTATTTCACTCGGTAAAGAAAAGAACTATGACTGGATGCACTTCGAGATTGGCGGTTAGTTCCGTTATTTTGTCGCTTTTATTGGCAATACTTGCGACAAGTTGCTCGGTAAATTACCACGTTCGTAAAGCCTTTAAAAAAGGTTATAAGTGCGACGAGGTTGCTGATACAATTCAAATAACTTCGATTGACTCAATTCCGTACGTTTTAAGGGACTCTATTATGTGGGAAAGGGTATTAGTCCAAAAAGATACAATCGTGCGTTACAAGCGTTCTTTCGTGCCTCAAACGCGATTTGAGAAGCGTATTGAGTACAAATTAAAGCGAGATACCCTGCGAATGATTGAAAAAGTAGAGGTAGTCAAATGGAAAACTGAAAAGCGCAAAAATACTAAACCTAACATTTTATTACTAGTTTTAGGATTTGTAGTGGGAATGTTTACGGCGTTCTTACTACGTAACTTTAAAACTATTCTATGAAAATACCACGTATAAGACTAAAGGCGGATGAGTTTGCAATAGTTGAACAATACCGCGCAATTAAAAACCAAGCCAATGGCTTAGGACTAGACGAAAAAGATGTAAAACATGGCTGGCTCAAGAACAAAGAGGCCAGTCTTTTTTTTAAGAACCCGTCTTTTGGTAACGAGTTCGACGTTAATAAGATTGATTTTAAGAAACTATTTGAAGACGTACCGCCTTTGGCTATTGAAAAGCTACGTAAAGGCGAACTAAAGGGCGAATTTGACAAGCTAGTATTTACCGACGTACACGTAGGAATGGACGCAAGCGACAAAGGTCGTAACATGTACCCAACCGAATGGAACGAAACAATACTTTTCGAACGTCTTACCGCAATGGTGAACTTTACCCTAGAAAAACAAGAAAGCAATGTACTTTACATTTCAGATCTAGGCGACTTTCTAGACGGTTTTAACGGACAAACTACTAGGGGCGGTCATGCGTTACCGCAAAACATGTCAAACCAACAAGCCTTCGACGTGGCTTTTATGTTTAAGGTTCGTCTTTTAGAAGCCCTTGCACCGCATTACAAATTGATTGTATTTAGAAGCGTTTGTAACGACAACCATAGCGGCGACTTTGCGTACTTCGTGAACCAAGCGGTTAAACACTACGTAGAAACGCAACTAAAAAACGTTAAAATAATTAACCAAACGTCGTTCATTGACTGGGAACTTGTCGGAAATTATTGCTTTGTTTCTACTCATGGTAAAGACACGCACAATTTAAAACACGGATTTAAACCAAAGATTGATCCAAACCAAGTAAACAAAATAGTAGGTTATTTGAATAGTCAGGGCCTACTTAATAAAGGCTACGAAATCATTTTCGAAAAGGGCGACTCACACCAATACTTATTCGACGCGTCAAGTTCGGACGTTTTTAAGTATTATAATTACCCCGCTTTTAGTCCGTCTTCTAATTGGGTGGCTACAAACTTTCAGCTAGGACGTTCTGGTTTTATACATTTTAACTACGGACTATTAACAAAATCAATAAACGAATACTTTTTTAAGTAAATTAGTAGACTTTTTCATAGTTCTGTTTTGAAGCCAGCCTTTCGGGTTGGCTTTTTTGTTTTATATTTGTACTACTTTAGTAATTCCAAAATAAAGTAAATCTAAGTTGGTCGCCCCATTCTATACGGATGGGGTTTTTTCGTATTATAATAGGATATTTGCGAATATTTGCGTACCTAATCGGGTATATTCCGACTAAATGCACATTATATTGCACCTTTTCGGGTATACAATTAAAAAACTTTGAAAAAAGTTTGCGTCCACAACCCCCGTCAAATAAAGAAATCTAAAAAAAATGTTAAAAAAAGTTGTTAAAAAGTTTGGTATGTTGTAAATAGTATATATATTTGCATATAATCTTTTAACAAAAACACTATGAACAAAGAACAAATTTTAGAACTTATCCGCAGTCAAGAACAAGAATTGTACAAAGACTTGCAAGAATGTAAAAGCCAATACGGCGTAGACCACAACCATACACGCTACGCTTTAGGAGCGTGGGGTTCAGTATTAAACTTATTACAAACAATTGAGAACAATGAAGTTAATTAAAAAATATTCGTTTTTGTTTAAGGACTTGAACACGGACGAAAAGCAAATCTTAGGAAGCGGAGTAGTATTTATCTTAGGGACTATGTTCTTTATTTACTTACTTGGGACGGCTACACCGCACCGCAAAGATGCAAAAACACGAAACTACCAAAC